TTGTGATCGCCCGGTGTCGTCCGCTCCGCGGACTGCCTGTTATTTATATGTGTAACGTTTGTGATCGCCCGGTGTCGTCCGCTCCGCGGACTGCCTGTTATTTATATGTGTAAAGTTAGTAATCGTGAGTGATCGCTCGGTTGTCCGCCGATGACCGCCGGAGGCGGTTGCCCTCCGGGTGACGGAAACGGGCGGCGTAAATATGTGTGTAACTTTTGTTACTTAGTTAATTAAAGTTTGCTTTCGTTGACTTGAATCTTTTAGTCACACACCGACATTCGATTGTTGCTTACCATGTTGCGTTTGGTCTTTTTAATGCTATTCCCATAGCATTAGAAATTAATTGAAACATTACTTGATATCCATTATTGTTAGGGTGCAATCCATCTGAAAGTAGGCTATCTATTGTTATTCCTTTGTTAGAACAATAGTCAATGAATAAATTATAAACGCTAATAAATGGAATTTTATTTTCACATGAAATATTTCTAAGTGCATTGTGAATATCTTCCATGTGAATACGAAATTCTTTTTCGTTTTCGATTGATGCAGGTATGCAAGCCATAATTATTAAGTCTTTTCCATAATTTTTAATTGTTTTAATAGTGTCATTAATATTCGTATAGAATGATTCTAAGTTGCCGTATTGTCTGTCGTTAGTACCAATCATTAAAACTATACAATCAAAGTTATAGAAGGTATCCATGAAATTATTGATAAAGTATTTTAAATCTTCGCTATCAATTCCACTCATTCCAAAGTTTCTAACAATTATTTTGAATTTTTCATTCATATAATTTTTAAATAATTGTGCCCAACCATTTCCGTCCAGTGCTTCATACCATCGTCTACCACCGGAAGTCCAAAGATATTCCCCAATTTTATAATCAGATGTAGCATTCGGGTTATTCGGTCCATTACCTCTCACATTATAAGTCTGACCATCAATAACGGCATCATACTGTTGAAAACCTGTCGACCCCATACCTTGCGTTATACTGTCACCAATTAAACAGATTCTATAGTTATAATTAGGGGCGTTCACTGTCATATATTTTCCAATAACATCAATTGGTGTGTTATTTTCCGATATATCCGAATCTTGTTTATACATTGGAGGGTAATCTTTCTTTTGCCACGAAAAACAAAAATATTTTGCTCCGTTTGGAATTTTGATATTCGTAAAATTTTCACTTAATAAATAATTTTGGTAACCTTTTACAAGTAATCCGGAAGAAGTAGATGGTCTCGTCCAAAATGAGATATAGAAAAAAGATTTGTCATCAACAAATTTTCCTTTTTTTACGGTAATAAAATTCGTTTCATTATTGATTGGTATTAAATTAGATGTTACGAATGAATCATCTTTAACCACAGTACCGCCATTTGATATCTTATGATTAAATATTGCTTTTGCAGTTTTCAAACCTACTCGTTCATTCATACTAGGAATATCCATAAATATTTGAAGTGTTGATACAATATTAAAGCAAAATCTAACATATGCCGTATTTGTAGGAAAAGAAATTTTTTCCATATTATATGTTTGGGTTCCTACTTCATTAATAAAGTTTAATATATTCATTTCACTATCGAAATATATTACACTAGCATATTTTTGATTTGAAGGTTTTTTCCAACTACCGTTGAGAAAATATTCATGACATCCTGTAACATTTATAAAGTCGGTGGTATACCAATCATTAAGAATTTCTAGATTGCCTGTTGTAAGAAGTGCAGTATTATCAATCGTGCGATAATTTAATATATTATTAATATTTTGTAGTCCAACTAAATTTTCCTTTAGTGAATTAATTTTATCTCCCGTAATTTTAGCATCAGCGGCGGCATTTTCTACCGTCAATGACTTATCAATCGGCGGATTGGATGGATTCGTGATATTAGCTGTCAACCATGCTGACACTTCGTTGCTTACAGTTGGTTTCAGCAGATTAAGCAGTTCTCCGCTTTCTTTCATTGCTTCGATTTTCTTGTTTACTTCGTTCTGTACGTCGAGATTTGAAAAATACTGATTGATAAAATCATGTAACGCTTTGTAACTTTTTACAAGTTCGTCCTGCGCGTCAAACATTTCTTTTACCGTTTTAAACAGAACAACAAATTTGTTTTCCAGACTCAATGTCCCATTGAAATCATACGGAATCCCCCGCACACTTGCAACAACCTCACAAGCCTGCGTAATCATCTGACCAAAGTCGGGCAAATTTGGAAAATCTGGAATCTTTGGTTTGTCTGCCATTGCTACACCTCCTTAATAAAATTGATAAAACAATTCTTTACAATCATCACAGATACGCTTGTTAAGGTTTAGGATGGTATCGCGGAATCTCTGTACTTCTAATGAGTAACTACCGTCAAAACCCGCATCTTCAATCGTATCATTATTATCTGCATGATACGTGTCATTGCTATTGGTTTTTGTTGTATTCTCTCCATTGCTTACCGCACTGTTATGGATGGTATTTTGTCCCCTATCCATTGTAGACGCATAATTCGTTCCGGCAAAATTAATCTGCGGGTTGTCGGAATGGATATTTTGGGTATTGTTATTTGTATCGGCTGTCGTTGTGTTTTTCGCTGTGCTGTCTCCCGAGATCACACCTGTTCGTGTATCGTCTTTTGTACTCGTTACTTTTCTTGTACTCTTATGAGTAATCAGCGGGTTGTATTCAAAAGTAATACTTCGGTACAACTGTTCATAGTATGGCATGTTAACCGTAAGTATCTTTTTCAGATGATACTGAAATTCACCAATTGTTTCTAACCCGATCTGCTCGCGGAAATACTGTAAACAGAACGTTTTTTCGAATGCCAGCTTTACAGCGGCATATTCCGGGGAATCGGCATCCGCATAGAAAGGAAAATCAAAATTGAACACCAACGCAACCGCTTTTTCGATCATACCGTCAATGTTTTGCTTTTCGAGGGGATGGATGACGTTATCGGCAATGACCAACTGCTCAATGGTATTCGTCAATGTTTTCGTTTCGTAGTTATAGTCAAGAAACATTATTCCACCTCACTTTCCGGCGTGTCGTTTCCGTTGTTTTCTTGTGTGTCGGTTTTGGCATTTGTAGTGTCGAAAACATCCGGTCGGTTAATCGGCGTTACCATCTTAGAATTAAAACGTACATGGATATTCAAACCATACATTTTATTGATCGCATCAAGTCCCCTCTGAATGGTAGCCAGATTTCCGTTTCTTGTTAACTCGATTTCTCCATCGTTGTAACTCGTTTCTGCGGAAACCAGCCGTTCCGGTTTTTCAACTCCGCTTGCTTCGATACCGAGATCAGCCAGACACTCTGCTACTTCTCTCTGTGCGGCGGTGTCAAGTTCGTTAAAAATCGGTTGCACTTTCAGATCAATGGTATCAATTTGAATCTGTTTTCGCAGATCGTTTTTTGCTTTGATAAATGGAATGTTTTTTACCCACTTTTGAATAAAGTTGTCAATGCTGAGTTTTTGCGTAGAATCTCCGCTGATGACAACTGGCGTCCTCTGTTGAATCACGTTTACCCTTGTTGACGCTTTTTTCTCTGCTAGACTCTGCGAATGCAGAATAATGCTTAAAATTTCCGGCACGGCAAAAGGTCTTGCGAAAATCAACGCGCTTTCTTCTTTATCCGTCTGTTCATAATACTGTCCGTTCATGGCATAAGCAATCCAATCGGTCGGGATACCATAAATATCCGGCTCACCTACCAGATTCACGCCGAAAACACCATACAGTCCGGTGATTGGTTCTTTTTTGAACAGACACATTCCCTGCCATAACAGATAGGAGTTGAGCATCCGCGGCGGAATCTCATCCGGTAAACCGTCATACTCATAACGTGATAATGCTAAATTTACAAACTTGTCAAAAAAGTGCCGGAAATATAGTTTTTCTTCCGGTGATGTATTCGGATTATTTTCCCACTGTCCCCATACTTCCTTGTTACTCACCCGATACGGGTTATTGTACATGATATCACCTCCTTATTTATTGGAAAGACTATAGTTTCCCACATCGTCCGTATGCCAGAACGTAACGCCGCGGTTAAACATTGTCTGCAAAAAGTTGATATCATCGGTAACACACGAACCATGCAAGCTGCAATTAACCGTTTTGACAAAATTCCAATTTGAACGCCCCGTAATATTGGGTACTTTAATTTTGTGCGTTGCATATCCGTACATTGTGAAAAAATCGTCGATTGTTTTTGCCATCTGAGCGGTTACACTCATCACATGACAGTAAACTTGACTGCCGAACAATGCGGTGGCAACATAACTTCCAGATGAATTGCCTTTTGCTGTCGGTGGAATCAAATCATGACTTTCTTTTTGTGCGTTAATGTTTTCGTTCAGTAGATATGTTCCGGTTGCCGCGGTATAAATGCTTTCAACGCCAGCGGCTAAATTTCCGCTTAATGCTCCGACTAATCCTCCGGCTAAATTTCCAATCTGCGAAATTGCATTCTGCTTTTTGGAGTAGTCCCATAACGGACTAGACTGCGCTAGAAAAGCCTGATAGCCGTCATTTGTCCATGCACACTGTGGGAAATTATTGATGATAAAACCGTATGGGGATTTTGACCCACCAGTACGTTTATATTCACGCGGAGCCACAAAGATTGCCGGAATATTAAACATAACGCCATACACCTGCATGGTTAATGCTCCATTTTTACCGTATTCGAAATTAAAAGTATGCTGTATTCCCGAACCATCGTTGACCAGACAATAACAATAGGGATACTGATATAGTTTATTGTTTTTCGGTATATAGCCGTCAAGTGCATCTGGCTGAACGGTTACTTGTGTATAAGCAGATGCATCTGTCTGGAAACACGCTTCTGGTGCTTGATATACATTAACAATCGCATCTCCGTTTCCGCTTTTGACGTACTTCTGGATAACTGTGATTAAGTCCGTATATTTTGTTTTCCGAGTAAATGTCAAACCAGATAAAATTCCCTGATTGACAATGGGTATAATATTTGTTCCGTTTTCGTCTGCACTCGCGCTCAAACAATACTGCATCGGACCGAGATTCAAAAGTTTCTGTTCGTTCGGATTGTCCACGTATTCCCCCGTTTCCAGATTTTCTGGCACTAAATTAATTCCGGCATAATCAGCTTTTTTGTCAATATGTTCCCGTTCCACATAGCACGGCTGTAATACCACATCGTAAAAACTGTTCTGGAAACGATCGGGTTCGAAATAAATCTTAAAACTTCCGTCACTCAACCATTCTACGCGCGTCACAAAACCGAAATACCATTCTTCCGTATAGGGTTTGTTCTGAAAAGCAATATAATTGCATTTCAGAAATTCACTCTCATTCCCTTTTCCTTTATAAGTCAGTTCTCCCCATCTCACGGGCGCGGACTGCTTAAAAATATGGATTGCTTTTTCTCTTACGTGCGCCAGACAACCTGCTTTTCCGTTTTCGTAGTATCTTACGTGTTCATAATCGTTTCCCCACTCAATACCACTAGCCAAAATAACCGTGGTCTGCGGGGAAACAGCCGCCACATCGGATTGCGGCGGCATTGGAATAAATGATTCCATGTTTCCCACCTCTCTTAATCGGAAGTAAAGTAAATGGTTGCTGTTTTGGACGACTCGTAACGACTGGTAATCACAACTTTTACGCTCGTTGTTTTATTTGCTTTCATTTTCAGATTCTTTTCGTCTTTTGCGATTCGAAGAATCGTAGTTCCCGGGATTACAAACGTATCGGCAGAAGAGTTACCCTCTACTTTTACGTCAATCGCTTTATCAGCTACCCCATCAGAATCAACAGAAAAACTTCCGCCAAAGTCCACATCTGTTCCGGGTTTCACCAGTCCTACATCACGTGCGGTGATGGAAGAAACAAGAACTTTCTCTGTTGTAAACACAATGATCGGATAAAACAGGGAATAAGAGAACATCTCTTTCACCGTATACGTGTTGTTCCATCGTAAACCACGATTTACATTATCCTGTACCATCATGCGATACTGTTCGCGGATTTTGAAAAACCGCTTGTCCACCAGCACGGCAACAATACCCTCAGCATCGTTAAAGTTATCAATTAAAACCTGCTGTGCTTTCGGAATCATCCGGTCGAGATTGTACGCGCTTGCATAACTGTCAACGTTCATCGAGGCTTTGGTATCTGGGTCGACAAACAGAAGAATGGTATCTTCTTTTGCCGCCGATGTCGCGCCTGCAAAGTTGTACAGTGGGTTCGGAAACTGAATTTTATCAATATAAGACTGAATCTGTTTTGCAAGCGCATTGGCACTCGCCTGGTCAGTAACCGGGTCTACGTGTACCGGATAAATCTGACCCGCGCTCTTTGCAGATGCAATCAGTTCTTTTGCCGTGGTAAACTCATCCCAGTTACAAGCGGAAACGACACTCTCTACTTTTGCCTGTAACAGACTTCTGAGTCCGTAATCATCGAGAAATGCGCCGCGCATATCCTCAAACCAGATCGTCACCGGATAATCGTTGTTGAAATTGATTACATGATACAGCGCCATGATATAGCTGTCATAAATGGCGGTCGCATCTTCGATGCTGATATTCGCATTGTGCGCATAGCCCTGTGCAAAATTTACGTAGACTTCCTGTTCTCCGTTTCCAAACGGCATGGCGTTACTATTCAACACGCGCAGAGGATTGCGGAACGCTTCGGTACTGATGGACTGGCTGGCAATCAGATTGACCAGTGCCGGAACGAGTTCGTTTCTTGCCATCGGATTGTACGGGTCAGTTAACGTTTTCGCAATATCTGCGATATTTTCGCGTGTTGCCACCGGGACGCGGTCACGGTAATCAACGCTCATCGTCTGCCGAACGGCGTTCAGCATATTAATATTGGTTAGATCTAATTTTTCTGCCATGTTTTCACTCTCCTTTTCCGCTCATGATAAGCTGAGACATATCAAGATCATTGATACTTGTTGCGGTTTCTTCCGGTTTCGGCGCGTTTCCGCCAAACTCGGTTACTTTTGTGATACTTCCGCCGTGGGAAAGATCAGACCAGCGGCTTTTGATTTCTGCGACCGCGGAATCATACTTTCCGCGCAGTTCGTCCCGTTCCGCAACCAGCGCGTCACGTTCGGACATCAGCGCTCCGATATCGGTATCTTCGGTTTTGATTTTTTCGCTGATGGCGGCGATTGCGTCACCGTGCGTTTCGATGTTTCCAATGTCTGCTACAATTTCTGTCCAATACTCTTCAAGTGTCATGTTAAAACCTCCTGTTTAAATTGGGATATAACCAGATCGGCATTTTATGCCGTTTTGGTTTCATTGGGTGGGGCGGCTCGGGCGGTTCTGGTTGTTCACCTTTTGCCAGATACCGATATACCATAATAGCGTTATTCAATCGTTCGGAATCGGATAGATAGCGATTTCCAACAATCCATCCGGTAATTGCAGAATCTTTTGCGTGTTCGGAAATATAATTGAAGCACTCGTGCGCTTTTTCCTGCCGAAAAGCTAGCGTTCCATCGTCACTGATACCCTCCCACCCTTTCATATAGGCGGCGGTCAATGCGTCTAGATCGGTACTGTCACTGTGCAAAAACGCTTGCAGATTTTTGTAAACACTAGCGGCTCCGACCGAATACCAAACATTTTCATAAATCAGATATTCTAACTGCGCGTTACCATCGTCCCGGCTGTACCCGTTTGCGTCAAGCCAATTAAATAACTGCGTTCGCCGATTCGTGTCGGCGTTATCCGTCCACTGACCCAGACCATAACCGGGCGAGCCGACAATCGTGCCTTGCCACAATCCAGGATTGATGGTTGACTCCTGCCAGAAGTTGCCACAGATGGCGGCAATTACATACTGGCTGATACCGCTTTGTACCTCAACTGGGTATCGGTACAGATACGTCCATGCACTGTATGGACTCACAAACGTATTAATAGATACCTGTCTTTCCAGTGGGTAGCTATCGGTGTGCGCCCCCATGGTATACCCGCCGCCGTCTGCCGGGTCATATACCATTTCGGTATGCCCGGAACGCCACAAAATATCGCCTTTTTTCCAATGCTGGTTTGCGGTTCCTTTTTGGAATCCCGCACCGATCAGATACCCGTCCATGCTCCGAGTGGTAAACCACGGATTGCTTGCCAAAAAACCACCAACGGTACAACAATAACTCATGAGGGACGAACAATCATAGTACGTAATCCCTCCCACGGTCTGCCCCTCACGATACGTTTGGGAATAACCCACGTTTGGATTATTACAAATTTGTATGCAAGTATTATAAGCAAGTGTCAGATCAGCCACGGGTCAGTCCCTCTTTTGCAACGTAACCAGTATAGACGATTCCATTGACAACCGCTTTTACAAGATACCACTCATTTGTATAATACCCGTAGTTTCTAACACTGGTTCCGGTCGGCAACGTTAAAATGACCGTTTTATCCATTCCCGCGCCAACACGCAGATTATAGCGGTCATTGGTATGATATGCTCCTGCAATTTTCCGGTCAAAACTACGCGCGGATTCTGCTTTGATTGAACTTTCAATCACGTTCTGTGGTTTGTCGTTTTTTCCCGCATACCGATAATGGACGGTATTCTCATACGGGAGATCATAATAAGACCGAACGCAGATTTCTTTTCCGGTCTGATCTCCCGTCTGACCATCAATCCCGCCGTTTTCGGACTGGCTGGCGTGAACGATGCGGTTCGCGTCAACCGACATCGTTACATGATGCCCGGCTGCAAGGTGGATATCACCGCGTTTCCACGGTTTGCCGCATTTTACGAAACCAGCGTTTACCAACTGTTCGCCGAGATTTCTTGTGGTACTGTACTGACTGACTGGAAACCCAGCTTTTGCAAGTGCAGTTCCTACCAGACTAGAACAATCATAATCAGGTCCATTCCGGTGTACCTGTGAGTAACCGTGGCGATCATCGGCGGCGATCTGTTCCTCCCATGCAACTGCGTTTTCGATTTTACTCATTCTTTCCACCTCCTAAGTGCTGGCAAAGCGAATTAATCGCGGTTGTATTCGCTTCTACACTTTTCCGTAATTCTTCCATTTCTTTCTTGTGTGCGTCTTTTTCTTTCACAAGATACCAAAAAAGCGCGCCGCAACAAACGATTGGAAAACCGAGACTGCCAATTAACTGTGTTACCATCGTTACATCCATTCTTCCACCTCCGTATCATTCCATTTCAACCAGTCCTCAATCTCACTAACTTTATCACACATAATAAAGTTATGAATGAATCGGATTGGCGATTTACTGTTATAAGAGTTGCCATCCATGAAAAAATAATCCCATAAGTAACGGATATGAGATTCATAATTTTCATGTGGGACGATAATCAAAGTGTCTTTCTCATCCCCTCTATAACGTACCGTATAAGCAAGATATGCATTTTCTTTTTTCATCATTCCGACGATCATATTAAAAACGATATTCGCCATCTTTGCTCCTTTCTTCCTGCCCATTAAAACAAGGAAACCTTTTGACCTGCCAAGGACAGGGCGGTTTACTCAACCGTGGCAACCCCTCTGAAAAAGGTTTCCCCGTATTTTCATGATACCTCTTTTCTGTCCGTCTGTCAAGTACTTTTGTCCGTCATACGCAAACTATTTATAAAGATCAATCCCCAGCAACTCAACCGCCATATTCTTGCTGTCTAGATCGTCAAACCGCAAATATGCTTTGCGGTATGCGTCAACTAGATTTTCAAACAAATAATCATAGTGTTCCAACATAACCGTGTTTTGGGTATGATCACCGTCCCGAAAAACCGCGACAAAATTACAAGACGGGTTATAGTTGTGCGTGATATAGATATACCCCTCTTCGTAATACTCATATACCCCATAACTTTTTCCACTATGCTCGATGGTGAACAGATACCGCGACCGTCCGGTCGGCTTTTGTACAAACACGGCATCATCAATCAACATCTGATCTCCAACACTCATGCTTTGCATATAGTGACCGCCGCGGAATGCTTTCAGAGCAGTATTTTCCCACATCGCCTTACTAGCACTGTCATTGTGCGTAAATTCGCACACAAAACCACTTCCATGCATCATTTTGGTTTCTTTCTGATACCGTTTGTGTATACCAAAAAATACAAAATAGGGATTAAGTAAAGAAATATTATTGGATGCCATCACCAGTTTAAACCATCGGGACTGACTTCCGTTTCCGCGGCTAATCGTCAATAGCAACGATTGCAGTTTTTCAGATTCCCCTTTTACGTATTGTCCGCTTTCCATGCTGAACTCGTCAAAAAACAAAAAGTAGATATCCCGAAAATACGGAGACAATTTTTTTACACTGTCCATCTTACTTCCAAAACTAAACGCGCATCCGAATGGCACGCCGTCCAGAAAATACCGCACAACATTTCCGTTTTTGTCCAGATTTTTATAGGTAATCACACTTCCTAATTTAGGATACATTCTTAGCATATCCTCGTACATCGCCGCCGCTCCCGTCATTTCCCCTTTTGTCCGAAAAATCCATCCGGTCTGTAAACCATACTCTTTACACAAAATACAGCTTGCCGCGGCAAACGCACTGGTCTTTCCGGCACTACGATTGGAACACGTAATTGCCACACCGGCAAAATCCCCGTCCACATCTGGTTCGGAAAACAACCGAATCGGGTTGTAATACTGTATCGGCTTACCATCATCCGATACCGCTTCAAATTTCACGCCATAATCTTCAAAAAGTTTTTCCCATTTGATATCGTTCCAAAAAATCATTGTTTCACGTCTTCCTTTCTATCGTTTTCTAAAACCCCGCTACGCATCCCCGCCAGTTCCCCGCCAGCAAAACCGCAGACAATCTCACGGTTATCGCACGATGATCGCACGTTTTGACTGCGGATGGACGGCGGTGAAAGGCAGAGCGTCGCTAAGTATAAAAAAAAGCTACGCTGGAAAACGTAGCTTTTTACACGTATGGAATGAAGTTTTATAACACAAGATATAGTAACAATCAACTACAGGTAAACTAAATCCTCAAGTTACCGTCCGCCAGTCGGGGCGCGTATCCAGTTCATGGTTACTTATTCCATAAATGGGTTAAACTTTTCGATATCACCGAACTTATGAACGTTTACCGCGGAAAGGTATGCGGTGAATCCCTTGTCGCGACGGAACTTGCTTTCTCCGATAGAGATGAACAGGTCAACTACTGCGCCTTTACCGAGTTCGTCAACGCTTGCAAGTGTATCGCTTTCAGCACCATCTTCATAAAAGTCAACGCGGTAATTGGTCTGCGCTTTTACGTAAAGTCCAGCTTCGTCGGTTTCTTTTGCAGGAATCCAGTTTGCTTCTGCGGCGGCATCTTCCCCAAACTCCTCGATGATTTTTTCAAAAATGGCTTTCTGCTGATCGGCAGAGATAGAAGCGGAAAGAACGCTTTTGCCGTCTTCCTCTTTTGCGTATATAACAGTTACGTTGTTCAGTCTCATTTTCGCTTTGCTCATGATTTCGTTCTCCTTTTTGATTTAATTTGTTATGCAGAACCGCGGCGCGTTGCTTTGATCGGTTACGTCTTATCTGGACTATTCCAGACCGCGGTTGTGCGTTGATTAATCGTCCAGTCTCTTTGCTTCGGCAAAGAACTGTTCGTCCGGCATCTCGTAGCGGGCGGATACGGTATCGGTTAATGCACAGATGAAATCCTCCGGAAAACCAGCGGCGGCAACAGCGGCGGTTTTTGCTTTCTGCGTTTTCAGTTCTTCTGTATTCTCAAAAGAGCCGATCACCTGTTTTGTGTTTCTGTCAATGACAGCGTACTGCCATTTTTCAATTTTTGTTCGTACCATGTTTTTTCTCCTTTACTTTATGTGGTTATTATTTATTACAAGTATTATAATATCACTATTCTATCAAAAAGTCAATACTTTTAAATAAGAAAAAGAAAAAAGATATCCAAAAATAAAAGCAGAATAGCAAGGTCTATTTCCTCTTCATGCAAAGCACAGATCGTTGCGATTAAAAGTAACATAAAAAAGATAAAAAATCTCATTTTATTCTCCTATTCCGGTATCACTCCGTCTTGAGAGTTTACCAACACTTCATAGTATTCATTCGATACCCCTAAGGTATAAGTGGTATCAATGATTCCTATATTACTTGCAGTTAATATTTCTTCCCCTTTGACTTTGATGTAATGGGGTTTGGTATTATTAAAACAACTGATCGTACGACCAACATTTTCCATCCGGCGGCAGAGCCGGAAATTATTACAGCACTTCAAGTTTTCCGCGCCGAGTTTTTTATTCATACCCGCCACCGTAGAAGTAAAACGCACGGGATCTTTGCCAGACCGCGCAGCGTTTTCGTTCCATTCTACTCCGCAATATTTCTTTGCCCCCAGGGTTTTAAACTGAATATACAGATCATCCATATCCCATACGCCTAGAATGTAGCGTTTTTCACCTACATCGCAAAACGCGGGAATATCGTTTTCAATCGCGCGTTTGGCAAGTATTTTGTTTTTCGCTTCAAATTCTGGAATGTGTATATCAGGATGCAGAAATTTGATGCTATCGGTATCGCAGTAAACAACATCCATTCCAACCACGTCCAGCATATCTTGTAACTGCTTTCTTGCATGGGCGGTAACGTAGATACCCCATTGATAGTGCAGGAAACTATTCTTTCCATCGTAATACGTGTTCAGTGCTTTTTCCGCATCCGCTTTTTCCCGTGTCCATTCCCCCGTGGTTTGATTCATCACCCATTCGTCCTGTAAGAGATCGGTAACGCACATTCCAAACGTACTATTCAATTTATTCTTAGATTTCATATACTCATAGACTTTATCGGGGTTTCCTTTTAAGCGGCTTTTTGCGATAAAAAACGCCATCATGGTATTACGCATACTGTCCGGTAACTTTCCTCGCGCGGCTACGTAGCACTCCGACACGGTAAAAAAGTCGTAATCATACTGGTTTCTTATGATTGCTAAGTCGATTTCCGTCATTGCAATTTCACAGCAATCAATCGACAATACGCGTCCATTGTCAATCACACAATCTTTTCCGTGCTTCTGGCACTTTGACAGCGGGATGTAAGGAACCGGAATGTTTTCTTTTATGTGCAAATTGTCAAATTGCACTCTCATGATTACACAACGTGTAGCACACAAATTGTCAAACTGTTCTTGCGATGTAATCTCAACCGCCCGAAACGCACTCATGGGGTAATAACCCATTGCGATCTGTGCAGGATAACTACTTGATATATCCATACTTCCCATGATGATCGCATTATCACCTTTTTTCGCCGTGATCGTGTGCCCGGCATGGACGCGGTTCGCGTGGGTATTGCCGCCACGGAAAGCATCTTTACAGAGTTGGTACTGCGGTAACGTAAGCGCAAGATCAGTAAAGGTATCGGGATAATAGTTTTTATCCGCTTGCATGGCACGGCGGAACTCGCGGCGGACGTAGCCTGTTGAGGTAAGGGGGATTTCCGCAAGATTATCTTCTTTACGCGCGGCGCGGATGCTCTCACATAAACCGCGAACGTCATTGTAGCAATAGCCTTGCTCTATTTCTGTCAGAGGGGTTAATGGGGTTCGGATTTTTCTGTAGTCGTATGTATCAACGAGTTTATAGTGTGTTACTCCCTCGCTGTTTTCGCAGAATTTCGAAAGACTCATATTGCTTAGAAAGTAAGAGCATCTAAACTCGATACCATAACGATGTGAAAAGCATTTCATTACCTTATGTGCATCTCGTGCAAAAATTTCAGAAAATTCAATAAAATCTTTCATAAACTGAAATTCATAAGACAAGTTATGAACGTACACAACCACGCGCTTCCAATCAGAAGTATGCAAATACAAATGCAGTTTTTCACAAAATGAAAGAAACTCATCCCATGTGCGACCAAAACACACGGTATCTTTGATACAAAACTGCCAGTGATACAGAAAGGCGGTTCCTTTTACTACTTTTTCGCCCGTTTTGTTATAGCGTTCGTAATCGAGTTTTTCTAACGTAGTTGTTTCGATATCAAACGCCATTTCCACGTCATAATAGACGATGGGATTTTTCTTTCTTCCACGCTTGCGGCATTCGCGTACAGTCTGGAAAGACGAGAACGGAAAATCATTGACCGTGTAAATTGTTTCACGTGAAACATTCTCTTTCCCGTCTAGAATAACAGGGACTTCTAACTCGTACATTTTTACACCTACTTCAATTTTAGTCTAGTTTCTGCAAAAAGTTCTTCTTCCGTAATGTAGCCGTCCAGATACTCTTTATACTCATCCATGATATCTTCGTAATCATAAGTATTATCACTCATTTTCAGAAGAAAATCATCAATGATCTGATTTGAGTCTAACTCTCTTCTCAGACTCTTCTTATATAAGTTGGACGTCAAAAAACGATATAAGTCCTTGTAATTGCTTTCGTCAACTTCTTCTGCAATTTTCCCAGACTTGTCAAAACGACGTTGAAATTCAGCTATACGATACCCCTCCAATGTTGTTTCGGGAGAGTTCAAAAAAGCGACCATCGTGTCCCATTCCTGCCGGAGAGATTCATCTGATCGTTTTACGCCTTTCAAGAAACGGTTTTTTTCACGCCCTTGCGCCGCAAAAAATTCTTTTACGCGTCCGTACGCCCATTGGTCGCGGGCGTGAATTTTTTCCAGTTTGGCAAGGCGGCTATTTGCCGCCTGCGCAACACGTGGGAGTTCACGTTTGATCTGATCAAGGGAGAGATCAAGTTCCTGGTATATACTATAATCCTTTGATTGTGACATCATTCACACCCCCTTATAGTTAAGATTATGCCCTCATCATTTGAATCAATTTCAATTACTTCTTCGCTCAGTAACACACGGTTGCCATTATCAATATTTGCTATTCCATTCTTTGCAAGAAAACTTGTTATCATGATATCATGTTTTTTACCAAAAATACTCATTCTCGCTTTGATAGTAATACGAGTATAACTTAAACACAATTCCGTAATATCTTTTACTCTCATATGTTTGTCACCTCCCCATTAATATAAAGCATTAATGTTGTATCATAGATAATAATACCCTCTACTTCCTTGCAGAGTAACCATCGGTCTTCTTCATCAAAACCGCGCATTATACTTGCGTTACATTCCCATGTTCTAATTATTGTTTCTTGCAATTCCCCAAACACACGGTATCTTGCGTAGATTTGTACAGTAATCATGTGTACGGATTTTATTTTATTTAATATATCTTTTATTCTCATTTCTCAACCTCTATTCTCTAATTCAATACGCACACCGTCCGTATCAATGTATACATAAGTAACAGCACACTTTCCATATGTTTTAACCGTATAAGAGTCAAGTAAATCTTTTCCAATTCCAGAAAAGATAATATGTTCTCGACCTAAGTATATACGTACATCTTTACTACTATAACAATAAGATGCGACTTGAAACAAATTTTTGCAGTCAAAAAGTTTCTTTCTAAACTCTCTATTAGCGTTTACTATCACATCAAGTCTCCTTTCTACAATTAGCAACCGCGTTCTTCATAATAATGACAATCTTCGAAAAGATTGTTATCTTTATCATACAGCGGACACTCTGTACAATTATCGTTAGCAGAACAGATAACGGAATGTTTGATTTCAATATAATAAGTTATGTAAGCATAACGAGTACTTGCGGAATTATTGGATTTTACAGTAAATCCGGCACCAAAACGTCCTTTATATGGTTTCGGATTATAGGTTGCATTTTTACGAATGTAACCGTTTGTCATAGACGAGTGAGAATAAGCATACACTTTAAACTCCATTCCTACTTTTCTTGTTACATAGAAAGGAAGGTCAACAACGCTATTTTGCATTTTAACAAGTTCTTCATAAGTCATTTTTTGATTAATTCTCATGTTATCCTCTTTTCTCCCCGTATTGCCGATAGATCAGCAGTTTTAATTTTATCTATTGCAAGACATCTTGTAGGTAGCAGACATTTCCGGTCTAAGATCTGTGTAGTAATAAAAAGCATCTTCCGAAAAATGCTCTCCATTTACTATTTCTATTCCATTTTCATAGATAGAAAAGAAAATTTCACTATTTTCTTTCATAGCTTGTGAACAGAAAGTTTTTACTAAACCATTTGCTATTAATAATGACTCAACTTTATATCTGAAAATCTCTTTTCCATATTTTGTTACTACAACTTCATAGCCACTATGTCTATTAATTTCTTTCATTTTTGTTTCCTCCATTTTCTATTTTTGTATTATTGGTTTTTCCTTGTTTCTGATATTACAATACCACTTTTCTATAAATATGTCAATGCTTTTCTAGAAAAATTTCTAGAAAATTTATATCACTAATCCTACACAAATAAACCCTACACCCGTTTCCGTCCCCGGGAGGGCAAACGCCTACGGTGGTCA